ATGTTTCAGTGACTGCTACATTAGGAGTGGTAGAAGTAGTTCCACCAAAAGCTAAAGCAGCCGTATATGTTCCGGCAGCTCCAGGACCATATCTTGCAGTGTTTAAGTCATTAACTTCTGTCCAGTTAGTTCCATTCCATGATTCTGTTTTAGCCGAATAATCTGTATCAAATCCACCATAAGATAAAGCAGCTGTTGTTGTCCCACATCCTCTGTTTATCTCTTTTACAACGTTCATGTCATTAACCTCTGTCCAATTAGTTCCATTCCAAGTTTCTGTCTTATCTGTTTTTGGAGGTTCGTTTCCACCAAAAGCTAAAGCTGCAGTGTTTGATCCACAACCTCCTAAATATTGTCTATATGAGTTTAGGTCATTAACCTCTGTCCAGTTGGTTCCATTCCATTTTTCTGTTTTAGCGGTATATTCTGGATTAGGAGTTGGATCATTACCACCAAATGTTAAAGCCGCTGTTCGAGTTCCAGCACCCGCATTACCATATCTTCCACTATTCAAATCATTGACAGTTGCCCAAGCTGATACTGGACTTCCTTTATTACCTTTTAATGTATTTGATGTAGAATTAAACCACACCTGTCCATCAACAGGATATGATGGATCATCAGATACCACCTCAATATTTGTTCCTTTTATTTCTTTGTATGTTGTCATAATTAATCTGTGCTTATTGTTTTAGTTGTTACTGATGAACCGCTCCATTCTTCTGTTGACACAGAAACTGGTCCAGGAAATGTTTCTCCCGAAAAAGCCAAACCTGCTGTTGCAGTTCCAGCTCCACCTCCCTCTCTTCTAGAATTATTTAAATCTCCTTGTTCAGTCCAATTTGTTCCATTCCAAACTTCTGTTACTGCACCCGCACCTCCAGGTCCAGGGTTTCCCATAAAAGCTATGGCTTCTGTATAAGAGCCTGCAGCGGCACCTTTTGATCGTGCTAAATTTAAATCATTTACTTCTGTCCAGTTCGTTCCGTTCCACGATTCTGTAAAGGCTCTAAAATTAGGCGGATTATATCCACCTATACAAAGAGCATTTGTATTACTAGGAGGTCCTACTCCCATTACTTCATACCTAGCGGTGTTTAAATCATTAACCTCTGTCCAATTAGTTCCATTCCAACTTTCTGTTTCCCCTCTCCAATTTGATCCATCCCAACCAGCAAACGCTAAAGCTGCAGAAGGTGCTCCAGCACCTGCTAAATTAGTTCTAGAACTATTCATATCATTAACCTCTGTCCAATTGGTTCCATTCCAACTTTCAGTAATTGTAACGAAAGTCGTAGAATATCCTGAAAAAGCTAAAGCTGCTGTATTAGTAGATCCTGTTAATCCTCCAGATCCTCTTGCGGTATTTAAATCGTTTAATTCAGTCCAGCCACTACCATTATAAGCCTCTGTATTTCCAACTTGACCTGGTTGAGATCCACCTACAAACAATGCAGCTGTTTGTATACCGGCTCCACTAAGCATTGGAACTTTTCTACCAGCATTTACATTACCACCAGTTGCCCAAGCACCGAGTGGTGTATTTATATTCCATTCCTCTGTTGCTGTAAGCTGACCTGGTCCTCCTCCTCCACCAGTTGCTAAAGCAGATAATTGTGTTCCATTAGCACCAGGATCATATCTCTGTTGTGATAAATCATTTACTTCCGTCCAATTAGTTCCGTTCCATTGTTCCGTTAATCTTCCATATGAACTAGCAGGTTCTCCACCAAAACATACAGCGGCCGTGCTGTCTGCTGCAGCTCCAGATCTAGCTGCTGCAGCTTGATTTAAATTATTAACTTCTGTCCAATTAGTTCCATTCCAAACCTCTGTATTTCCACTCGCAGGGTTTGCACTTCCCATGGCTAATGCAGACGTTGCAGTTCCGTCTCCTCCCATGTTCATGTGGTTGTTATTTAAACCATTAACCGCTGTCCAACTACTACCAGTCCATAATTCTGTGTTTGTTACTGCTGCAGGAGGCGGATCTAAATTTCCTCCAAACGCTAACGCTGATGTATTACTAACTCCAGCACCTCCTAAAAATCTTCTACTAATATTAAGATCACTAACCTCTGTCCAATTAGTTCCGTTCCAACTTTCTGTAACTCCTGAGTTTTGCCCACCATAAGCTAATGCTGAAGTTTGAACACCACTACCTGCTCTAAAAGGTTTAGAAGCAGATAAATCATTAAGCTCTGTCCAATTAGTTCCATTATAAGATTCTGTATAATTATAAGGACTTAGATAACCTCCAAAAGCTAAAGCAGCTGTTTGTGTTCCTGCTGCTCCCATGACACTTCTAGCGTTATTTAAATTTCCACCTGTCGCCCAAACTCCTACCAAATTAGGAAATTCAAATTTTAAAACATTATCAGTCTCGTTATACCACACCTCTCCCGTTATCGGATTATCGGGATTAGTCGTATAGTTCCGAATCTTTGTGCCAACGATGCCTTTGTACTCAGTCATCTAAATTTTTATTCCTCCAATATTACGTCAGCAGGTCTTGGGTTTGTCGGATCAGCTTTTTGTTCATCTGTCTGAGCGTCCCACGCAGCTTGAGCCGCTTGAACCTCTGCATCAACTAACGCTTGAGCCTCGTCTTTTGTTTTGACTGCGCCCGCTACTTTGGCGATCCAAAGATTAGCATGTTTGTTGTATGCAGGAACTTGCCAAACATTCGCTGGATAGCCTCTAAACGTGATTCTGTGAGATTCATCGTGATTGATAAAACCCTTTCCCCAGTTTTCTGCTACACAGTATTGATATGTTCTCATAGTTTCCTCCTTTTATTAATCCGTTAATACCCTAATTGTGTTTGAACTTCCACTCCATTCTTCTGTTGCTCCAGTAGTGGGTGGAATGTCTCCACCAATAGATATGGCTGAATCATTACTAGACTCATTACCGCCTGATGATCCTTGTCCTCTAACTTGATTTAAATCACTAGTCTCTGTCCAAGCACTACCAGTCCATAATTCTGTATTTGCAAAAACACCTGGAACACCAGGATCAGTTCCACCAAAAATTATAGCTGAAGTTTGTACTCCTCCACTACCTAGGCCCTGCCTTGCAGAGTTTATATTATTTACTTCTGTCCAGTTGGTTCCATTCCATAATTCTGTTGCATTTTGTATACCTCCGTTAATTCCACCAGCTATTAATCCAGTTGTATTATTAAGACCAGCCGCTCCAGCTACAAGTCTCGCGGTATTTACATTGTTTACTTCTGTCCAGTTAGTTCCATTCCAAGTTTCTACATCTGCTGTTGCTCCTCCAGGTGTATTACCAGAAATCGCTAAAGCATTTGTGTTATCAGATCCAATACCCATTAAATAATGTCTTGCAGTATTTAAATTGTTCACCTCTGTCCAGTTTGTTCCATTCCAAGTTTCTGTTTCATTTTTTGAACCTGGGCTTCCACCATAAGCTAAAGCAGATGTGTAACTCCCTGATCCTGTTAGATTTGATCTGGCAGTATTTAAATTATTAACCTCTGTCCAATTTGATCCATTCCATACCTCTGTTTCATTTTTAGCACCAGGGCCTCCTCCGAAAGCTAAAGCATTTTCTTTTGTTCCTGCTCCACCTGCTCTAATTCTTCCAGTGTTCAAAGGGTTGACTGTAGTCCATGCTCCGACTGCTGCACCTGCAGCTGTCCACTCCTCTGACGCTGCTGAGTCACTAGGAGCTGCTCCAGCAAAAGCTAGTGCTGATGATTGAGTTCCTGTAGTTCCTATTTCTGCTCTTGCAGTGTTTAAATCAGTGTCTTCACTCCAACTAGTTCCATTCCATGTTTCTGTTTTTCCTGACAAAGAACCATCATTTCCACCAACAGCCAATGCTAATGTATAAATTCCTGCTCCACCTAAAGCTCTTCTTCCAGTATTTAAATCAGCTACTTCGGTCCAATTAGTTCCATTCCATTCTTCTGTTATTGCAACATTTGGAGGACCACCACCAAAACCTAGTGCAGCTGTATTACTATTACCTGCTCCTGCTAATGATCCTCTACCAGTGTTTAAATCATTAACTTCCGTCCAGTTTGTACCATTCCAAACTTCAGTTTGTCCTTGAGGAGATGTTGCTCCACCAAAAGCTAAAGCTGCGGTGACTGTACCAGAGTCTGCTAAAGAGTTTCTACCAGTGTTCAAGTCATTAACCTCAGTCCAATTAGTCCCGTTCCATGACTCTGTTTCTGTTGCGTTAGCAGTGGCTTTAGCACCACCAAAAGCTAACGATGAAGTGTTATCTGCACCCACAGCAACTAAATTATTTCTTGCAGTGTTTAAATCATTTACCTCAGTAAAAGTTACACCATCATAAGATTCAGTTATAGCTAATTTTCCTGGAGGAGCAGCTCCTCCAATTGCTAAAGCTGAAGTTTGAACTCCAGATGCTCCTGGAGCTTGTCTAGCAGTATTTAAGTTATTACCAGTTGCCCAAGAACCAGCTGATGTTACATTTGAAAATTGATATTTAAAATCTTTGTTGGTAGTATCATACCATAGCTGACCTGTAACAGCGCCTGGATTATTACCAGCGAAGTTGACGACTCCCGTCCCAACAAGATCCTTATATTTAGCCATGATTATTTATTCTTTAGCAGCCAGCCCTGTGTAGAATCTGTGTATACTAAAGTGTTTCCTGCCCTTTCTGTTGAAACTGTCAAGTCTGCTGTAGATCCTGCAATTTTTTCTGTGCCATTTGCAGCGATGGTAAAAGTATAAGTGTCAAAAGTTCCTGCGTAGTCGATAAACACAACTTCATCTCCTAAATTTCCCGCAGGTAAATTCATAGTTATGGCGTTACTTGTGGTATTTACAAAATAACCCTCACCAGCCACCGCTGTGAAAGTAGAGGTTTTTACTGCTTGCCATGAAGTACCACCTGATACTTCAGCAAAAGATAACTGCCCAACACCTGTTGTGCCAGATCCTGATACCGAATCTACTTTTAAAAATCTGTCTGCTGTTACGTTTCCAGTAGGAAATTTAAGTGTGTATGATTGACCTGCTGAATGTGGAGGTGATTGTAATTTAATACCATGGGAGTTAGATTCACAGTTAAGCTGAATTGTACCTGGATTAGTTGCACCACCAATCTCTGTATAACCAGTTCCGTTTGGATATATCTGTTGATTACCATTAGCACCATCAACAATATTAATATAGCCTGAATTTGATCCTGAATTTGTGTCCAACCTAAGATCGTAAGCACCACTAGAAGTTACGGTTGCTGCTGCAGATCCCGTACCAACTTTAGTTTCACCACTTCCTTTTGGAATTAAAGCTATATCTATATTAGTATCTCCACCTGTAGCTGATATGCTTGGTGCATTTCCTGTTGCTGCGTTTGTAACATCAAATTGGTTTACTGCAGAGGATGTAGTTTGAAATATTATCTGCTCATTTCCATTTTCATCTGTAATCCCATGAGCATCATCGAAAGATATATTAAAACTATTAGTATCTAAATCTCCACCCAGTTGTGGTGATGTATCATCAACAACATCTCCGCCTGTTTGAATTTGTATAACGTCTGGATTAGTTCCATCGTTTGCTGCTGCGAATACTATTGCAGTGCCTTTGTTAGTTGCTGAAAAAGTAAATGTAGATCCTGAGCCTGATGCATATTTAAACTGAACTGTATAAGCCCCTGAAGTTGAATTTCTTAAAATATAAAAAGTTTGAACATCTAATGGTATTGTTACAATTTGATTTCCTGTAATCGTGCCTGTAAAATCAATCATCCTGTGACCGGCTACATCACCAGTTCCAGAGTCAGAGATGGTTAAAGCAGTGGTTTGCGCACCACCAGCAATTGATTGTGCAGTAAAACCACCAGATATCTGTTCGATAAGCTGTAAATTAGTATTTGTTTTTGTACCCCAAGTTCCAGCGTTTTCACCGGTTGC